TAGGTGAGGAAGGTTCTTACATTTATTTAATCATCAATGGTTTTGATATTCAATTAGATGATGATGAACCTATATGGATACATTATAGCTGGGGTCCAAATGAGTTAATCTCAGATGGTGAATCCAAAACATTAGAAGATATATATGATGAAGTTGATTTCGGTACGATGGGTGAATATGATGAACTTATGGACGAGATTCAATACGCATGTCAAAAAGATATCTTTAATAAAACAGGGTTTAGAATTCATTTTGATTCTCAAATATAAAAAAAGAGAGACCGAAGCCTCTCTTTTTAGGACCGACAGGAATTGTCAGGCATCCACCACCAAGTTTTAATAAACTTGGAAACTATCTTTTAACACTCAAATCTTTCCTTTTAATCACAGAATTTACCAATTCTTCAACCTTGTCAGCATCCATATATGGAATTACGTCATCAGTTACTTCAGGATAAAAAAATCTTGTAACAAAATTATTTGATTCTTTATCAAAGATTGCAACCTCAAATGTTTTATCAAAATCACCATATAAACCTCTTCCCCCACCAACAATAGAAAATTCAACCTCTTTGTTTCCAAAACAAGAAATTCTACCACCTCTTCTATCTTTGAGTGAAATAACATTATCCAAAGGGTGCGGTTTGGACCAATTTTTAATATCTTGGATAGTTATCATCGTTTCTTTTTTCTTTTTTATTTTGTGAAAATGCCCAACCGAGTAATAAAGTTAATACAATCACTTTAGTTATTACAATACTCATCATTTTGTCTCTAACGCCTCTATTTTAGATTTGGTAACCAAATGCTCTGCCAATGTATAAGGGTCCACATTAGTCGTGATAATTGAATTAACCAAGTGTTTATAAGGGATATGAACAAAGAACTCCACACCATTAAAGAATGTCAAATCATTCTTCAATTCAATACAACCTTGAACCATTTTCAAGAACAACTTGAATTGGATTGCATTTACGAATGTTTCATTCAACAATACCCCAAATGTTTCGTGTTGAATCTTGATGTTGTGTGATGCCATGTTCATATCCTTTTCCGATTTAGAATACAAAGATACAAAATTATTCTGAAATACCAAATAAAATATTATAAATAAAAAACCCCACATTTAATATAGTTTTCTCAAACCATTTGTGGGGTTTTGCGAGATTCTCATCTCATTTGTTTCACAAAGTTAAGATTAAATTTTCATTTAATCAAATCTTTTTTGAAACTTATTTAAAATTGGGGATGTTTGTCCTTTCGGACTGAGATTATAAATATCTCACAGGTTGTTGAAAAGTCAAATAATTAAATGAAAATTATGAATTTTTTTCCATATAATCCTTGAATCTCTTAGCTAAAGTACTAACATACCATTTAATAGTTCCTTCAGAAGTTCCAACTATTTCAGCAATTTCTTTATTTGGTGTTCCTTGCGCTCTGAGAACCATAATATCTTTTTCTTTTTCTTTCAATGTTTTCAAGAAATCTTCAAAGGTTTTCTTAACATCATTATATATTGGACTATCATAATATCTATCAGATTGGGATATTTGGGTTGGGTCAATGTGTCTTGTGGATTTGAATTTATTTTGCTCCAATTCTCTCACTTTATCTAACATGGTATTGTAAGCGATTTTTATAATCCATGAACTCAAAGAACCTTTACCTTGAAACTTATCAATATGTTTTATTGCCTTTTCCAGTGATTTGGAAGCAATTAAGTCAATGTCATCATCGTCAAATTTTTGAGTTTTTGATTTGATGAAACTTTTTATCCTTTTATAAAATTGATTGAAGAACTCTGTTTGAGCTCTTCGGTCACCCATTTTAAGTAACTCAACTAATTCAAGCTCATCTTGACTCATAAGAGTTTGCTCTGAAATTATACGATTAATTATTTTAATCAATTCAGTTTCGTTCAATCTAATAATGTTACTTTTCATATCTACATAAATAATTTGAATTATTCTTTTACAATTATTGATGTAATGAACATCTTCCGTTTGAATTAGTCGTTTTATTCTTGCATCTTGTTCCTTTTTTTGTAGTATTGGAACATTGTTGAGGTGTGATTGGTTTTTTTTCTTTCAACCACTTTGTTCCAGGTAATTCGGTAATCATTTTTGGAGAATATTGTAATGATTTTCCATCTTCTAAAATAGATAACCAAGGGTCTGTAGCGATATTTCCATAATAAGAATTTGGATGAGTTAAACCATAATCGCAGTTTAATAAACTGAAATAATCTCCATTTAATAAAGTCCCTGTAAAGTTGATAGTAGCAACATCATACCATTTATTGTTTTTCCAATTTGTTTTAAATGCTGTAGGCATTGTAATAGAATTATCATGCACTAATGTTCTGATATTTTTGTCTTGAGAGGGTGAGTTATCAATTATCAAATCAATATCTGCATTATTTTTAGTACATTTAGTTAATTCTACAGGGCTAGTTGTAGGCCATGTGATGGCAAATATCAATCCATCAAACACTTGTTTAGTTGATGGTAATACACTTTCCGCACCATTTACAGCATTTGCATGATAACGCATTTGTACTTTTAAAGTTTGGTAGCCAGTTTGGCTCAATTTAATTTCAAAATTGTTTAATGTAGGACTGCATTGTGCGATTGCAACTTGAGTACCGATAATGATACCCATTACTAGTGAATAAATCTTTTTCATTTTATTTGTTGTTTTTTAGTTTTTATTGTTTATACCCATATAAATACTTTGAATTATTCTTTTATAATTCATACTATTTATTATTATGAAAGTAAAAATCAACCAAAATATCTTCAAAGTTAAAACCCTTGTTGATGAAAAATCAAAATACATCGGTATGATGGGTAAAACTTTTGACGAAACTTTTGATGGTCTATTATTTTTGATGGGCGGAGACAAGCAATGTTTTTGGATGAAGAATTGTATAATTCCGTTGGACATCATTATAATCAAAAATAATGTTATTGTTAATATCCACCACAATTGTCCTCCTTGTGAAGGCGACATGTGTGGCAGTTACTGTGGTAACGGAAATATCGTATTGGAATTGGAAAGCGGTTCTTGTGAAGAACTTGGTATTGAATCTGGTGATACAGTTGAATACTTATTTTGATTCAGCAATCTTTTGTTTTAATACTCTTTCAAACTCATGAGCAATCATCTTAGTAAACTTAACTGAAGGTGAATCATCTTTTTCAGAATCATACCTGTTCTGACCTTGAGGTGGTCTTTTACTTCTACCAAGATAATTTAAACCTGAGATATTAGTAATACATTTGTGCCCACCTGAATTGGCTTGAATTAAATCCCAAGCATTAATGCCAATCTTATCTAACATTTCTCTGTGTTCTTCAGGTAATTTGATGAAAGGTATTTCCATCATTTCTTGAATATGGTCTAATATTTCTTTCCCACCTTCCATTGTGGTAAACTTATCTCCATATAACGCTTTGAAATCTTTAAATGTAAAACCAACACTGGTATTCCCAAAATCGTTTGATGATTCCGAAATCCATTTTATTGTTGATAATGGAATTGTTCTTTGTTTTAATTGGTCTTCCCATTTAGATAATACCTCTTGAGCAATCTCACCCAAGTTAACACCTTTCAATTCTCTTTCTTTCTTGAAAGGATTACATGACGCTTGAACTAAACCCATAGGCCAAGCCATGATTAAGAAGTCAGCCTCAGGATTGTTTCTGAATGGTGTGTATCTATCGTATGAACCAGGTTTAAACATTGAACCTCCTCCGTATTGAAAAATAATATTGTCTTCAACCTTCGGATAACCTTTCATTGTTTCTCTATAAGATTCTGCATTTTTTTGTAATTCTTCGGGTTTTGCAGCATTGGTTTTTTTCATCCATTCTTTGATGTTTGTCAATATCGACATCAAAGAAGGATTGGAGTTCATCACTAAACCCTCTAAAAACCCTGGCTTGTTTTTAAACGCTAACACTAGTTTATTAATAACAAACCCAAGTAACATTTTGTTTTTCTGTAAACTCTTGTCTTTATCAATTCTAAATATATAATTAACTACCTCATCAGGCGTAACATCATACTTAGCGAAATCTGCCGAGTCGACAGTACTAATTAACAATATATCTGAAGATGGGAATATATCTTTTGGAGAAACAACTTGTGATATTGTTTCAACATTCGAACGAGATGACCTAAATGAAGTTGATTTTGTGTCTTCAGCACCAGCCTGTCTATCGTGGTGGTCGGTGTGAATAACGAACATTGGTTTGCCGTGGGCAAAATCGCATAACACAGGCATTGTATCACCAGTCGCATCATTTTTCTTAACCGCAAATTCTTTATCACCATATTGTATGACGTGAGCATCAACCACATCAATACCATTATCTTCAAGGTATTTTTTTATTGCAATTGCTGTAGTTACTCCATCAAGTCACAGGTCCTGGTGAAAGTAGATTTCCGCCTTTTTGTATCTATTAGCGAGAGAACGAATTCCTTTTAATCCACTTTCAACCAGGACAATTCTATTTTTACTGGATGTCATATTATTAATTTTATAATAAATATCTCGTTTTAATTAATAATTCCCCCAATTGAATTGAACATCCCACCCCTTTAGATAAATTATCCAAATAATATAACATTTGTAAATTTTCTTTTGAGGAAATTATTTTAACATCAACATTATTCTTGAATCCCTCATAAACACTATATTTATGGTCAATATGATAGTCATATTTACCATTTACCAAGTCATTTGGATTTATAAACGATTTAAAATTCCTATATGTCTTTGCGGTCAAAGCTCTAACTTGTTTTCGATATTTCTCAAATTTTAAAATTTCTTCATCTGACAAATTAATACCTATGGAGTCATAAAAACATCTACCACATCTCCATTTTTGACCTTTCTTTGTAAAGGAAGCATATTTTTTTTTACTAATATGACCGTTTTCACATTCAACCTTAAACTCACTTCGTTTTCCATCCAATTTTAACAATTCAATTAATTTAAACCCCAAATTATTACAAATTTCTTCAATAGATTCTTTATTAATAATTAATTGATTTTTTTTAATTTTAACATAATCTTTTTTTGACGGATTTAACTCACCTTGCCATTTATTTGAATATTGTTTCTTCAAAGCATTCAGTTTATTTTCATCAAAAAAATCTTTCCATTTTCTGTTGTCACCATATCTACCATTTCCCTCACCAGAACATTGACACGGTCGACAAATTTGTGTTCCATAACACATCTTTTCTTTTACTAAATGGCAAGCACTAATTGAGTGAATTAAATCAGGTGTACGACAATTAGGGTTATCACAAACCCATATCACTTTATATGCTGTCGTACCCTTTTTATTCAATAATCTTTCTTTATCTACGATTTCATAATATGATATCTTAGATTTTTTACTTATTGGTTTCCAAACTGATTTAATCATAAAAAAAAGTGTATACTTATAAATATACACTTTTTTAATAAAAACCTATCTAATTCGTTATGAAATTAATTTAATTCATATCTTAATCGATTCCAAGCCAATGCATTGCTTTATCAATTAAATCTCCGTGGTCAGATGCACATTGTTTGAATATTGATTTATCTGCGGATGACATTTTTTGACCTGTCTCATAACCCCAAACTCCATCATCATTCACACCAATTTTTGATTGATAAGTAGCAATTGCTTGTGCCGTTTTTGAATTAGGTAATTTACCGATACTACCATCCATCTTTAACGGTTGCCCTAAATTGTCTTTAATTCCTTTCTTATTCAAGAAACATTGAATTGTAAGATTTGCGTTATGGTTTTCGTCTTGTTCTTTAATGACTCTTTTAACGATGTTTCGTAAATCGTTTTCAGTTAATTTTATTATTTTTTGTCCCATATTATGATTTTAATGTTAATAAGTATTTTAATTTATTGATTTCACCCAGCATTTCATCTCTAAGGTTAAGTAAATCAGTATCGTATCTTGAATCTAATTGTTCTGTCATATCAACCAAAAACTCGGTGATTCCGTCCAAAAAGTTTTGAACATTGATTGCACTTATATCTTGGAACATAATTGAAAACTCAGGTTCAAATTCAGGTCTACCGTATTTACCCATCATAGATTCAGTAAACATATCAATTGTTTCACCTAAACTGTCGTATATTTCACCGTAAGCCCTGTGTTTAGCATCCCCAAATGTTTGCCAATGCAAAAATTTGAATTGTAATTGTATTTGTACTAATTTAAGTATTAATTCTTCTTTCATATCGTTAAATTATTTTTTATTTTTAGATTTTATATTAACTTTCAAAGTTCCACCGAAAATTTCTGTCATATAATCCAATCCATTATCTATCGTATTTGAATTGAATTTATTTTTTTTATCTTTATCAACAAAATTTCGTGTAATTAATGCTAATTGTTTTTCAGTTAATATGATATTGACCATTTTTGTTTTACTAATAAATATCCATAAAAGAAAAAAAGGGTCTCACGACCCTTTTAATTAAATTCTAATTTGGTTTGTTTATTTAAATCAATAAAATGTTGGACTCTATCTCGTCCAATCTTTGCATAATTCTCACTCAATTCAATTCCTATCCATCTACGATTCAAGGTTTCAGCCGCAACCAAACTAGTCCCGCTTCCAGCAAATGGGTCAAGAACAATATCATTTTTATAAGTCAATATTTTGATAGCTTTACTTGGAATATCCATTGAGAAACTTGCTTTAGTTAAAGATTTGGTATCCGCAAAATATTTCCATTGTCCGAATACTAATTCCATAAACTCTTTCTTATCTTCTTCAAGATAAACTACTTTTTTCTTAATTGTTCCATCCTCCTGTTCAATTTCAGTCGGAACTCCTTTCCATTGTGATTCACCCTTAACTGTCTTAATATGATGTTTCTTGTAACCCAAGACCACACACTCTTTCGGGTTATATATGTACGGCCCAGAACTGGACATGTAAGAACCCCAAGCTGTTGTTTTACTTCTATGTGGTGATACTTCTTCAAGGTCAACAACACCAAAGAATTTAAACCCAACCTGTTTCATTATCTGATAAAATTCAGAAACAAAAAATACTCTACCACCACGTTCTCTAACATTTGTCTCTAATGGGATATTAATTGCAATTCTACCATCGTCTTTGAGTAATCGGTAAGTTTCCGCTAACCACTCTTTTGTCCAACCCCAATACTCATCCATCGATAAAGTATCAATATGTGTGTCGTAACCAATTCCTACATTATATGGAGGCGATGACACCACCAAATTTACACTATCATCCGGTAAAGTTTTCATTACCTCAATACAATCTCCATTAATAACTTTTCCTATATAATTTTCTATCATTTTTTTTCTAATGTTTTAATGTGATGTTCTAAATAAAATAATGCCTTTTTCAAATCTTCAATTTCTTTTGTAGGGTCTTTCTTACCCGCTCTTGAGATATACTTAACCGTGTTCCCCAATGAGAATCCCAAGTCCCAAGCATCAATAACCTTAATGGCTTCATATTCATTATTTTTACCAAATTGGTAATGGTCAGGGTGATTAACCATTTCTTTTTCATCATTCATATTAATTTTTATTTAGATTAAATTTAATTTCTTCAGTTGGGACATTTGCTTTAGAATCCATCAAAGCAACATATCATCAAATTCAGAGTCAAAGTCGGTATTATATTCACTTAATAGTTCATTATTTGATAATGTCCCATACTTTTCACTCAACTTACTGGTATCAATATCATCATACATTACATGTAATGTTTCATCCAAATCTTTTGCCAAATCCAATGACTCACAAATAACATTAAGAATACGGTACGGATTTGCATTAGATGCTGGTCTTCTATCTTCAAGGTATCCTTTCCAAGTTTCACCAACTGTTTTTGGTACTCTAATTGATGCACCTCTGTCAGATACGCCCCAACTGAACTTATCAATTGATTGTGTTTCATGTTTACCAGTTAATCTTAAATGATTATCTGAACCATAATTTTCAATATGAATTTTTGCCCTTGATTCAAATACTTTGAAGATTGAGTTGAAATATTCTTCTCCTCCTGTATTTCTCATTCTTTTGTTTGAGAAGTTGGTATGAAGACCTGAACCATTCCAATCTCCCATTGTTAAAGGTTTTGGGTGTAATTCAATTTGATATCCGTGTTTCTCGGCAATTTTGTAAAGGAAGTAACG